CATTGATTCACACGGGAAGGAGAAGGGCGAGGAGCCGGAGCCGGAGCACAAATCTCCAACAAAACCCTAGCCTCTGAATCACGCTCGCACAGGAATCAAAAGATTTTCCTGGTCGGACTCACACTCCCAACCTCCGATATATGGGGTCCCCTATATATAGGGGTCCCCGACTTATATATATACATAGCGGAATCATTTATATATATAAATATGGAAGAACAACCAATATACGCAGTAGAATATAGAAATGGATCAAAGTGGAATGAAAGACCTGAACACTTATATAGATTCATGGAATGTAAAACATGTGGCCAAATGGCAAAAGCATCGGAAGAAACAGAGTCAATAACCTGTCCGCAATGTGTAATGGAAATGTGGGAACCAATAGAAACAAGTTATAAAAAGTCAGATAGACCTAGAGGTTGGACGCTAATGGCCCAATTTATAGATAAGGATGGAAATGTATATCATAGTGGAACAGAACAACCCGACCTAAAGGATACTCTCCCAGTAACTGTAGTGGAAAAATCACACAAACCAACCAAAAGAATGACCAAACGAGAAAAGCAAGATTTAGTATATGTTGCATCCACAAACTTAAATAGACTTAAAAAAGAACTATCTAAGGCTCGTTGGAAAAAGGATAAAAAAATAATTATGAGTGAAATTAAGCTTCATAGTAAAATTGCATCTGAAAAATTCCCAAGAAACCTAGATAAAAATTCGTATTTATCAAAATACAAAAAATAGTCAATAAATAATTTTTTTGTTTAAAATATTTTTATTATATTAACTAATATGAAAAGAATAATAACAGACTGTTTTATTTATTTAGCTGCAATAACACTTGCACTATTTGCAATATCCGTTTCTATTATTTATAGTATTATATTAATACCATTTAAAATTGTAAAAAAGATAACACATGGATAATAAACCTGATATGTTAATTTACCAACGTGGTAATGATACAACTGAAGCAAAGTCTATAGAACTTAAAATACCTAGTGATATTACTTGTAAAGAATTTAAAATTATATGTATAAGAATGGCTCACGCCCTTGGATATCACGAATCATCTGTTAGAGAAACATTCGGCGATATTAAAGATACAACTGCCAAACTAGATAAAAATCAATTAAACTTATTACTTGACTGATATGGAATATTTAGAAGAAAAAAAGCTTGTGCTCGAAAGAGTACCTCCAGGAGATAATTGGAAGCCTGTTGGAAAAAATGCACCTACCCTATCATCATTAACTGATGCTTTAGAGTGGTGTTATCAAGAAACAAAATGTAGAGATTATTATCTAGCAGCTCTAGATGGTAAAATATATTCTATTAACCAAGTAGAAAAATCACCTGAACCAGAAAAAACATTTAGCCTTTATGGAGAATAACATGAATTTAACAGAAGAACAAATATTAAGTAATTGGAATAGCTTATTGCAATCCATTAATGATAATTTTAGTGGAGATCGACAAACTAAACTTTTAGAAATGTATAATAAGTTTGGTGAAAATATGATGATAGCACCAGCATCGGGTATCGAGCATTTTCACAATTGCTTTGCTGGTGGATATGTTGACCATGTATTAAATGTTATGCGGTGTACTGAAAAATTATATAATGTATGGACCGAAATGGGAGCAGATATGAGTGGCTACACTAAGGAAGAAATTATGTTTTGTGCACTTAACCATGATTTAGGAAAAGTTGGAGATATAGATAATGAATACTATATACCTAATCCAAGCGAATGGCATCGTAAGAATCAGGGTAAAATATATGACCCAAACCCCAACATACAACATATGACAGTACCACATAGAGGTATTTGGCTCCTTTCTAGTTTTGGAATTCAATTCTCACAAAATGAGATGATAGGAATACTCACTCACGACGGAGTATATGATTCTGCAAACGATGCTTATCTTAAACCGTATGGTAAAGAAAAAGCACTATGGAATAATCTACCAATTGTATTACACCACGGAGACCACATGGCAGCACGAATAGAATATGAAAAATGGAAATCTGGTTCTGAAATAAAAACTGCATTTAGTAAGGCTCCAAAATCGTACACTAAAAAACCTAAAATATCTAGTGCTGAATCGTCTCAAGCACAAGACATGTTTAAGGATTTATTTGGAGATACTGAATAATGGTTTTTGAAATTATATTAATAGTCCTACTCATTGCTAGTTTTTATATTATTTTTAATTTATTTAAAAAATTGGAATCTTATGAAATAGCAAATGAAGAATATGATACCTGGATATCAAAATTCAATACTAAAATCAGAGAAATTTTAGTAACTATAAAAACCTTAGATTCTAAAAATATTTTTGAGTCAGACGATGAGGTTGGTTCAGTATATGAAAAAATATCTGAAACAATAAAGGAACTAGAGGAAGTTAAAAATGACTAAGCTTAAACCAGTTGAACAATTCTATATAGACATAGAAGCATATAGGGAAAAAGAAAGATTAGAAGAAGAAGCCTTAATAGAAGCAGGTAAAAAAAGAAGAGGTCGACCAAGATCTAAAAAAATGTATTTTACTCCTGAAACAGACCTTGCAATTATAGCATATAATGCTGAAACAGATCAAAGATTAAGGAATAAAATATATAATGAATTCATACAGTATCCATTTGATAAATTGGCTGAAAATATTATACATACATTTAAATTTTATTATATGGATGGTGGCCATCGAGAAGTTAAGCACGAGGTTATAGCCTTTTTATTAGAAAAGTTAGACAAGTTCACGCCTGGTAAAGGTAAAGCTTTTTCATATTTTAGTATTGTAGCAAAAAATTATTTGATACAAAATAATAATAGACACTATAAAGATTTAAAAAATTATGCCCCATTAACTGTCATTGATTCACGTAGAGATATTGGATCTGAAATATCTAATCAAGACATGTTGGAGGGCTTAACTATATTCATTGATAGGTTTAGTGAATATTATGAGAAGAAACTCGATGAAAAATTTAGAAATGATAGAGATAAAAGGACAGCTAGAGCACTATTAACACTGTTCCAAGATAGAAAAAATATAGAAATATTCAATAAAAAAGCATTATATATTATGATTAGAGAGATGACTAACACCAAAACACAACACATTACAAAGGTAGTTAATGTCATACGGGAAGATTTTGCCATATTATACAAAAGATTTAATGAGGGAAGATTTTTTTAGTCTAAAAAATATATTTATAAGTGGTTATAACAAAAGGTTATTAAATAAAGGTTATTAGAATAGCGCGAGGTTATTCAATAAAGGCTTAACGAAGAGAGCATTCAACTAAGCAAATTAAACAGAAAGAGAAATTTTATGAAAAACATGATTTTAACAGTAGTATTGGCATGTGCAACTATTTTAGGTTCACAAGCACAAACAAAAGGCGATTGGTACATTGGTACTGGTGACGTAGCAAACGTAGCATGGACAGAATTGGCAGTTAGCCCAACTGTAGGTTACGGTGTAACAGATAAGTTGATGGTTGGCTTAGCAGTTTCACAAGCAGATTCAACAGTTGACGTATCATATAACTTACATGCAAGATATTTTGTAAAGGGTTATTTCGTATACGCTGCAACAGCTGGATTAGATACTGAGACATTAAGTCTTGGTGTTGGTAGATTATTCACAATTCACAAAGGTATTTATATAGACCCAAAATTGGTTTATAATACTGGAGACAAGACTACAAACCTTACAATAGGGTTTGGTCTTAAATTTTAATTAATACCCAATAATGGGTAAATGCTCTCGACACAATTATTAACAATTAAAAAACAGGAGAAAACAAAATGGAAAACGTAATTAAATATATTACAGGATTCTTTGGCGGATTAGGTACAATTCTTATGGCAGTTCTTCCAGTAACGATCTTATGGTTCGTATTAACTGGTGGATCAGTATTTGGAATGGACGTGATTGCAAATCTTACTTCATTAGTGAATGGATTTGGTCAAGGTGGCTTTGCAGGATTAGTGGTACTAGTATTAGTAGCATCATTTTTTATCAAGAAATAATAGATAAAATACATATTATTATTAGGCTCGGAGTTAATTCTCCGGGCCTTTTCATTTTTATCGGAATTCTATATTTATAGTATATGATAAAGATAATGGAGAAAATACATGTTTAATGACGAAATATTTGAAGGTAAAAGCTTTTCTGACCTATTAAAGGAAATTCACACTAATTCTAAAAGGAAGGAAAAACAAATAAATTCATTGATTGCACAACTACAACCATTGGTTAAAAATATAACTGATGCAACTATACTAGTACCACTAATAAAGGATTATTTAGATGTTGGTATTAAAAATGACGATGCACTAATTAAAATGGCTGGTATAATACAGCGAGCTATGGTTAGATCAGAATCCGAAGGATCAGACTTTAATTTATCAGAAGATGAAAAAAAGCAGCTATTAGACACCGTTAAAACAACAAGTAAGGTTGAATGGGAAGAAGAGTCTAAAGTAAGCGATGCCAAGAGCAAATAATTCACGAAATAAAGCTGCAACATCAAGAATAACGGCTAATAAAACCCTAGATAGTAAAATATCTAAGGCTTTAGGACAATCGGCAGAAGTGGTGGATATTATTTTAGACCCAGGACATCCTGCCTGGTCACCATCAGAATTTCCAAGCAGAAAAATAGGTGATATATTAGCAAGACCACTATTAGAATTTAATAAGACAACTGATCAACTCCAATGGTATCACCCTTTATTTCCAAACTTTTTTGCTGGCTATCCGCTTATAGGGGAAATACTACTACTAATTGAAGCTGCAGGAGAATCAACAACTAAATCATATGCTGGTAAAAACCTATATTATTTACCAAGTATAAATGTTTGGAACGATCCAAATCACAATCAATTACCTGCATCAAGCTTTGATATAAACTTATTAAGTACAACCCCATCGGAAGCAGAAAACTGTAACCCTTCAGGACAGTTCACGGCAAATCCAGGAACAGAACAAGAACCCGTAGATTTAACCCCAGCTCTTGGCAGAACGTTTCAAGATATGCCAATAATGAGATTACAACCATATGAAGGAGATGTAATGTTTGAAGGCAGAAACGGCCAAAGTTTGCGGTTTGGTAGTACCTTTAAGACAGGACTGTCTCCTAATTTTTGGTCTGCTGGTGGAGTAAATGGTGATCCAATAACTATAATAAGTACTGGACACAGACCTGGAACAAAGGATAAAAACGAATCTGATATACCTATAGTAAACCATATAGAAGACCCAAACCAAGATGCCGCCATAATGTTTATGTGTAGTGGCAATAGTGTAGATCTTGAAACAGCGTCAGATAATTGGGACTCATATGAAGTAACTTATGAAGCTAACATTGAGAAAGAAAGAGAAGAGGCAGGATATTCTCCAACTCCTGCTCCTGATCCGTTTAAACCAAAACCAGCTGAAGAGGCTCCAGAAGAAGAAGAACCACCTGTAAAAGAAGATGAAGCTTGCCCTGAATGTCCAGACGGATCTATTCCTAAAAAAGATAATACTGGAGATTGTTTGCCATGTGAAAAACAATTAAAGGAAGAAAAAGCTAGAAAGGAATCTCTGGTTGCTGAAGAAAATAAAACGAAGGAGCATACCTGTGGATTGGATAGAAGTCTTAGTAAATCTTTATGTATGCAAATAGTAAACGAGACAATTGCTGGTGGTGGTTCTAAAAAATATACAGATCTTGGTTGGATGGAAGAAAAGTGGAAACTAAAACCCGGAGGGTATTCCTCTGGTGGTGGAGAATGTTGGGTAGGTATACTACATTGGACAGGTAGATCTACTGAAACACTATATTATGGTATGGAAAAAGAAGGCTTAATTAAAAAGTACTGGCCAGATGTAGTTGAAATACCAAATGTTAATGCAGCTAAGGGCTGGTATTATGACGGTATTTATGCTGGAAAAACTGTAAATATAACATACGAAGTATTAAAAGACTTTTGTAAGCATGCAGGATATAAAGAATTAAATTACCCATGGTGGGCAGAAGCCATGCAAAGATACGTGAATAATTCTGGTGATGCAAGAAGATCACAAAGAAGAGGAGTATATGAAAAATTTGGATCAAAGGTAAAAGATATGAGTGCAAAGGCCGAAGCTGCTGGATATCCCCCATTCCAAACAGCTAGGGAATATGCAATGTTGATGTTTCATTTGAATTCTTATGGTGCACCATTGCATTCAGATGATTTCTTTAAAGACCAAGAAAGTTGGGGTACAAAACTAAATTGGGATTCAGAAGAATTACTAAAAATATATTGTGGAGGAATGGTTAAGGGTAGATCAAAGGATGGTAACCAATCTGACACCCAACAAATAGCTTGCTGTAGAAGTAGGTGTAATCTACTACATAAAAAATATCCACCTTGTAAATGTACCCTAGATCCCAATAACGTGCACTATAAACCATGGATATGGGGTGGATGTGGTGGACCTAGAAGATCCAGCTTAGATGGTTCTGGTGGAACAAATAAGGATAATTGGCAAGGAGCTAAATGTACAGTAACAGAATATACAGGTCAAGGTGTTGGGGATGTTGCCCCACTCCCGGATGGATCTCCAGGCGAATGTGCAGACCCTAATTATGATAAAGGATTAGATGGATGGAAATGTATGAATCAAGACGATTTTTGTACATGGGCCACCGCATTCTTTAAAAATGTTAATAGGTCTTTTGGCTTTCAACAAAGCTTATCAAGTGAAGATAAGGAACTACTAACGGATAGAACAAGAAAGTGTGAATAATGGGAAGATCAGGAAATACACAAAATAAAACACAATTTGACAAGCCAGGAGCAGCGAATCGTTCGGCTGTATCTGCAGTAACTAAAATAATAGAAACAGCAGAAGTTATAGACGTTGTAATGGATCCAAGTCATCCTAACTATTCCCCAGCATCTGGAATAGTTATTGGTGCAATCAAGGCTCGCCCTTTATCAAGATTTAATAATCCTATAGAAAATTTATCATGGTATCACCCATACTTTTCTAATTTCTATACACAGTATCCGTTAATAGGTGAAAATGTTGTATTGATAACGGCTGCTGGTAAGGGTAATTCAATAAATCCAAATTTAGACGAAAAATACTATTTACCACCTATTAATGTTTTTCAAGATGCAAATCACAACCAAAACCCTGGAATAAGTATAAGTAAGCCTCTAGATCCAAGCGAGGCAGAAGACTGTAATCCCTCAGGGCAATACACCTCTAACCCTGGGACAGAAAAAGAAGAGGATCCAGAAGCTGTAGAATTAGGAAAAACCTTTGAAGCAAAAGAGTTAATAAAAATATTCCCATATGAGGGTGATACTGTATTAGAAGGTAGATTCGGGCAAAGCATGAGACTTGGAAGCACATCTAAGTTTGCTGATACTCCAAATTATTGGTCAAGCGAGGGAAAAAATGGAGATGCAATAACAATAATAAGTAATGGCCATAGTGTACCTGAAGATTCTGAATTCCACTTAGAAGATATTAATAGAGATTCCGCGGTTATAATGTATTGTGAGGGACAATTAATACCTATTTTGGTTGCTTCTGAGTTGTGGGATTCTTACGGGGTAACTTTTGAAAGAAAGGAAGCAGAACAAAAAGCTTTGGATTTTGTAAATGATAAAGAAATGGAAAAACACCCAGAAATAGACATAAACATGGAGGAAACCGGAGGAGAAAATAAAGATGATGCTTGTGAAGACGGTTATGTAATGGATGAGGATGGAGAATGTGTTGAGGAGCAAAACGTAGAGAAAGAAGAGGAATTCGAAGCAAATACAGATGTAAGAGGAACAGTTAAAAATTGTTGGGATGCAGATGAAGCAAATGGTAACGATGAAAGAAAATCACTACTAAAAGAAATGGTTGATGATTTAGTATCAAATGGTGCAACCCCTGAAGGTGCATGTGCAATAATTGGAAATGCACTTGCTGAAGGAGCTGGACCAGTATGTAATTCTCCAGCAAGCAAGGATCCAGGAGAGGCAGTTAAATCTTCATTAAGAAATTTAGAAAAATGGAGAACTGGTAATAAAATAAAGTCAAATCAAAACGCATATTGGAACGGAACAAAAACAACTGAAAGAGGAGGTAAAGTATGTGATCAAGGTTGTTGGTGCGGTGTTGGTGCATTTGAGGTAGATACGGTATATCCATTAGACGGTAAAAAATATGGACCAGGCCAAAGCTCCCAATATTCTAGATATTCCAATTGGCAAGGAGGAATAGGCATAATACAGTGGACCGGTACACGAAGAACCAAATTTGAAATAGCACTTGGTATACCAGCATATAATGACGGAACAGGTGGAATAATGTGGCCAAAAACTAGTATGGGTAAAAATGGAGGAGGAAAATGGAAAAATGATAGCCTTATTAAGGCTCCAACAGATATTAATTTCACACCAGCCCCACATAATAGAACAGCATATAATAGGGCAATAGAAACTGCAACATATAAGGGTAGTAAACCTGGACTAAACGCCCAATTAGTTTATGCAATGGAAGAAATGAGAACTAGAAATAATAGTGTATATGTACTAGTAACAACAAGTAGAGATATAGGCAAAATAACACACGAAGTATATGCTAAATATGAAACTCCAACGTCGTATGTTTATGGTGGCCCAAATGGAAAAAGAAAAAAGTCAATATCGGATCATCCTAATCGTGGTGATACATATGAAGATTACTATAATTACTCAGTAAAAAAACGTACTGAAAATGCTGAAGATACACTTATAACTTGGAAAGGTTTTCTTTTTGCCCCACCAATTCAACCAATTGAACCTAGTTCAACCTTAACACCAACCGTACAACCAATACCTGTAGTTATAGGGAGAGCTGACGGTCACACTGAGATTGAAGTATATAAAGGCCTTATTATAGCCCAAGAAGATACTGCTGAAGACGATTATAGTGAAATAAATGATAATCCAGCAAGTTACTTTTTTAAAGTAGAAAATAGTTTTTTACCCCACAGTGGATTAGATGGTATAGAAGATAAAGCCGGTTTTTTAGAGAATATGACGAGAAATGGTGGACCTATGAAATATCAGTTACAAACAAATATAAGGAGTGCACAATCCATACCGCATATAGAAGCTAACAAAACTTTTCCAAGATCAGCACCATTTGGAGCAGACGGTTATTTATTTGCAATAAAAAAAGCAATAGACGAAGAAATTGAAACTTGGATAGAAGACGAGAACTTTTAATATGGGAAGATTTAAAAATTCAAAAAATAAAAGTAAAAGTAGCAAAAGAAAAAGTAATGCTAAATCAAGACAGCCAACAGCAACTGCAAACAAGTCATTTGCCTCAGCAGAAGTTATAGATGTAGTATTAAATGATGAGCACCCAAGCTACAATCCAGCAGCATTTATTAATATAGGGGCAGTAAAGGCTAGGCAATTAAAGGCAGAGTTTGGTGTACCAGATGATACATTACAATGGCATAATCCCTTATTCGGAACAGGTCTTTGGATTACTCCATTAATAGGCGAGATTGTACTACTAGTTGCAGCAGCAGGTAAAAAATCTCAGACTGATAATAAGGTTACTGAACTATATTATCTTCCACCAATAAATATTTGGCAAGACCCCAACCACAACCAATTGCCGGGATCAAGCTTCATGATAAATTCAGGGACAGAAACAGATGAAACCTCAGAAGCTGAAGATTGTAATCCATCAGGCCAATACTCTGCAAACCCTGGAACAGCAAGAAGTGAACTGCCAGTAATACCCTTGGGTAAAATATTTGATGAAAAAACTGTACAAAAGCTTTTTCCTTATGAGGGTGATATTCTATCTGAAGGAAGATCAGGACACAGCATAAGATTTGGTAGTACTGTCAAAAATACTGAATATCCTAATTGGTGGTCTACAACTGGAGAAAACGGTGATCCTATAATTATTATAAGTGATGGCCACTCCCCAACAGGTGGGGAATTTACTATTGGTGAAACTACATATGATAACCCCTACAAAATAGAAGATCCAAATAACGATAGTGCTGTTGTAATATTAACACATTCTCAAACTATACCAATTGAAATATCGTCTACTATTGGTAATAATATACGACAAGATTCTTATGGTAACTCCCCGTCAAATAAAAAACAAGATGCAACTAAGTTAGACTATAAAAAGAGAGTAGATGATAAAGAAGCAAATAATGAACCTATAGAGGTAAATGATAGGGATCAAGATGTTTTAGAAGATGAAACTTCTTGTCCTGAATGTCCAGATGGATCTATTCCTGAAAAAGACTCAGGTGGTGTATGTTTACCGTGTGAAAAGGAAAAAGAATCAAATTCTGATGATGAAGAAATAACAGATGTTGTTATAGGTGGATATATGGCCCATGAAGTAGCTGGAAGACAAGGCCTAGGTTGGTCTGAGGATACTCCACAAGGTTCATATGGTACAAGTAAACCTAGTGCACAACCTAGAGAAGTTGAAACAGCTTGTAAAAATTATCCTGGGGATTTAACTGGTTTAAATGTTATACTTTCATCGGGTTTGGAAAATTTCTTTCATTCAGTAATTATACATGTAAACGAAATGCTTCCAGCATATAAATTGACAAAACTAAAGTATGATGGTACATTTTCACGAAGTATTCAACCTAAAGATATATTTGATAAACTTACACAAGATTTAGTTATTGATAGAACAAAAAATAAAGATTTTGACATAGATAATCCTCTAGATTATTCAGATTGGAACACTAGTCAACCCTTATCCAATATGACGGCTCAATTCACTAAAACACTACAAGATTATGCTACTGCTGGAGGAGATAATAGAGAAGGCAATAGTATTCTTATTGCTATGGATATCCTAAAAGAAAGAGGTGCAACATCTATAAAGTTATTAGGGGTAGGAGATTATTGGTTAAATACCCACGGATATGCAGACCGCAATTTATTTTTACAAGAACAAGCTGATAAAATAGATATATGTACATTTGTCGGTGGATTTGAACAAAAAAAATCAGGACATGTTCGTGGAGGAGAACCTGCAGATATGGGAGCATACAGAGAACAAATAAACGGACAAGGGGTACCCCCAATAACAACCCCACCCCCAACAGCAAAGAAAAAATCAGGGTATGAATTGTATTACGAAAAGGTAGATACATATAAAGGCTTTCATATTTGGCAAAGTCTAGACGCAGTAGAAACATATAAAGGTGATACGTGGGATGAACCTGCAGACTATCATTTTAGACTTCAACGAAGCTTTGAGGCTGATCCTGGTTTAAATGGTATAGAAGATAAGGAAGGATTTTTATCATCTGCACTAGAAAGTGGTGGAGGAATGTCATACCAACTGAGTTCTAATATAAGAACAGGCCAATCCGTCCCACATATAGAAGCTGGAAAAACTTTTCCAAGAAAGGATCCATTTAGTGAAGGTGGTTATTTGTTTGCAATAAAAAAGGCAATAGATGAAGAAATTGAAGATTGGATAGAGACTGAGTCTATCTAAACACTTAAAATACATATAAAACTATATTTATATATGTATCGGAGAATAATATATGGCATATGCACCAATTCCACCAGCAGAATACGCTGGTAAACAAGTACTAATAAGCTCAAATAGAATACTATTTAATGCTAGAACTGACTCTGTTTTTCTGTTTTCAGAAAAATCGGTTGGTATATCTACAAACGGAACCTTTAATGTTGACACTGGTGAAGATACTATAGTAAATAGTCCTGCAATTTACCTAGGTTTAGAGGCTGAAGAAAAAATGGTATTAGGTGACACCCTTGTTGCATTAATAGAAGAATTATGTGATGCACTTGCTAAGGAAACACATCCAACACCAAATGGACCATCTGGACCACCAATAAATGCCGCATCTTACTCATCAATTAAATCCAAGGCCAAATCAATATTAAGTGCCCAAAATTACACATTATAACTATGGCATTCAATCCAGCAGCATTCATATCAAATTTAAATTCTATTGAATCAAATAATCCTCAATCAAGGTCTGATTTTGCAAACGCATGGGCAAATGCATTTTTCGCAGGATACGGTAACCCAACCCCTCCCTCATTAACAGCCGCAGCAGGAAAATCAGCTATGATGGCATTATTTATGCTAGCATATAAAGATAATAGTAATGGTAAAAAATTCATGAATGCCGGTGTTAGTGTATTTGCCGCAACAATGGCACCAGGAATGCTTCCAGCATTTGCATCAGTACCACCAATGAGTTATCAAGGATTTGCCCAAGTAAATATTGATACAGTAGAAGCAAAAGGACAACTTGGTCCAGCATTGGCTGCAGTAACATCTCCATGGTTTATGTCAGGCACAGCAGTGCAAACAACTTCAGGTACACCAACCACCTGGTTATGATTATAATCCCTTATACTTTATATTTATATAGTGTATAATATTGTATACGAGTAAAGGAGAACACAAATGAAAAAATCTGAATTAGTGAAAATAATTAGAGAAGCTGTAAGAGCCGAGATAAAGGTAGTACTAAAAGAAATACTTGGTGCAAAAAAATCTAATATAACAGAATTTAGTAACACAATGTCCCATGCTGAAACATTATTTAAGCCTAAAAAATCTAAAAAAACTAAAAAAATAGCCAAACAACAATTTACAGAAAATTCAGTGTTAAATGACGTATTAAATGAGACTGCAAATCAAACAGAATGGCCAACAATGGGTGGTAAAACATTATCAGCAAATTCTGCTCCTGCAGGTAAATCAGGCCTAGCTGCTGCAATGGGATTAGGAAACATGGATGAAACATTTGGCGGAAAACCAAGTGCACAACAAATGCTTCCTGCAGATAGACAACACGTTGAAGTACCAAAAGACGTAGAAAAAGCTTTAACAAGAGATTATTCTGATTTAATGAAGGCAATAAACAAGAAGAAAAAATAATACATGGCAAATAGGGAAATAATATCAAGCCCAGTAATAGACGACAATGAAGACATTGCTATTGGATTAACTTTACCATTTAATGGTGATGATAATGGGTTGTTTGAATTAAATTATTTCTCAATAGACCAAGCAATTGCAAATGTAAAAAACTTGTTACTTACTAGAAAGGGCGAAAGAATAAATCACCCTGAATTCGGTACGAATTTGCAAGATTATTTATTTGAACCAAATTATCCTACATTACGAGAAAAGTGTGGAACAGAAATAACAGATGCAATAGAGCAATGGTTACCTTATATAGTAATAAAAAAATTAGAAGTAAAAATACCAAGCGACCAGGGCGGATTAGTTGATCCATTGCATGGAATATTGATTGCCTTAAGCATTGGTTTAATAAACAACACAATAGACGAAAAAGAAGTTGTACTAGAGATAAAGGAAATATAATATGGGCCAAAAATTACAAATAAAAGATGTAAATTATCTAAATTTAGACTTTAAAGGTTTTAAAGATAAGCTTAATACTTTTTCAAGTGTATATTTTCCAGATATTTCTAATGATTTTAATGAATCTTCTCCTGGCCAAATGTTTGTTGAAATGTCAGCATATGTTGGTGATGTTTTATCCTATTATATTGATAATTCTCTAAGGGAAAGTTTACTACTACATGCACAAGAAAGATCAAATGTGATGGATATATCAAAAGGATTAGGATATAAGCCATTAGCGTCTGCTCCATCTATGGTAGATTTAGATATTTATATATTGTTGCCTTCAAACGGTACCGGTAATGTTTCATCCCCAGATTGGAGATATGCACCATTAGTTCAAGAAAATTTAGTTGCACAAACCAATGGAGAAGCTTCTCCATTTTTCACATTGGCACCAGTTGATTTTAGATATTCTAGCTCAATTGATCCAACCGAAGTATCAATATATAAAATAGATGGTGATGGAAACCCTGAAACGTATCTATTAAGAAAAAGTGTTACTGCAAAATCTGGTACAATAAAATATAAAAGTTTTAGTTTTCAAAACCCTAAAAAATACGATAAAGTAATTATAGGTGATAAAAACATTATTGAAATTTTAGATTGTAGAGACGGTGATGGTAATCGTTGGTATGAGGTAGATTATATAGCTCAAAATTTAATATATGAAGAAACACAAAACACAAGAATAATAGATCCTGAATTTTCTCAATTTAATGAAGTCACTCCGTATTTATTAAAACTAAGAAAAACTGGTAGAAGATTTACTTCAGACTTAAATGAAGAACTAAAAACCGTAATAAATTTTGGGGCCGGAAATTCTAATATAGCTGATGAATTATTAATTCCTAATCCAGGAAATATGGGACTATCATTACCATATGGTAATATTTCTAATCTAGACAACGCATGGGATCCACAAAATGCAATGTTTACTCGGGCGTATGGTCAAGCACCTGCAAATCAAATATTACAGTTTAAATATGTTGTTGGTGGAGGAATCAAAGATAACACAAGAGCAGGTACAATTAGAGAGGTTACGTCTGTAAACTTTAATATGGATACTGATGGATTATCCGGACCAACAATACAATTTGTAAAAAAATCCATAGCAGTTAGTAATCCTGAACCAGCAACTGGTGGAAAAGGATTAGAATCAGTTGAAGAAATGCGACAAAATGCAATGGCATTCTATGCAGCTCAATCTAGAACAGTTACTAGAGAAGATTTTATTGCTAGATTGTATTCTATGCCTGCAAAATTTGGTAATGTTGCAAAGTGTTTTATTATACAAGATGAACAAATATCCCAGGAGACAGGAGCCGACTTGATAAATCCTCTAGCGTTAAACTTGTATATGTTATCATATAATCAAAGTGGCAATTTAACACAAGCAAACTCTGCAACCAAGGAAAATGTAAGAAATTACTTAAGTAAATATAGAATGTTAACTGACGCAATTAATATAAAGGATGGTTTTATAATAAACCTTGGAATAAATTATTCTATAATACCTTTACCCGGTTATAATTCTAGTGAAGTCATATTAAAGGTAAATAGGGTATTGGCAAAAATATTTGATATTAGGAATTGGCAATTTAATGAGCCTATATTTTTAGCAAACATTGCAACCGAAATAGATAAGGTTGATGGCGTCCAGACTGCCCAATCATTAGATGTGTATTGTAAACACGAAGTAGGCAGTGGATATTCGGGCAATTTTTATGACGTACGAGAAGCAACAAAAAATAAAATTGTTTATCCATCACAGGATCCTGCAATATTTGAAATAAAATACCCAGCAATAGATATTAGAGGAAGGGTGGTAACCTACTAGGAGATAAAAATGTATTATTCAATAACAGCAAAAAAAGATGCAACAATATACGAAAGATCTGAAAGTCTAAACGCCGGTATAGATGAAATCCTTGAGCTTGAAAAAACCATTTCTTCTTCAGGAACATCGAATATATATAATTCTAGAATACTTATAAAGTTTGATTTAACAAATATATCAAAATCAATTTCAAACGGAGCAATACCTGCTCAGTATGTTTTTGAATTAAACTTAAAAACCTCTCAAGCAAAAGACCTAGCTATTAAATATGGAATTGAAGCCTTTCCAGTTTCTCAATCTTGGGAAATGGGTAAAGGAAGAAAACAAACTAAAAAAATTAGTGCTGGTGGCTCGTTAATATTTGAAGAAGAAGGTGTAAGTTGGAAATATAGAGATGGTAAAACTCAGTTTGGAAATACTTGGTCTACTACATCATTTGCAGCTGGTACTACTGGTTCGTTTACAACAACTGGTGGTGGAGGTACATGGTATACTGGATCAGGTTATTCAGCATTTAGAAGATACGATTATGAAGACACTGATATATCTTTAGACGTTACTTCAATTGTTAATAAGTGGATTACAAGTAATATACCAAATGAAGGATTTGTATTGTTAAGGAGTGGATCTGCAAATAGTGGTAGTATAAACGAAGAACAAAATGCCGTTGATTATGGTACACTACAATACTTTTCCACCGACACACATACAATATATCAACCTAGACTAGTTGTTCACTGGCCAGATAGTACATTTGATACTGGAAGTTTGTCTGCCTTAGATATATCTAAGCACAATATACTATATATAAAAAACAATAGAAAAGAATATAAGCGAAATAGTAAAGAAAGATTTAGAATAGTTGGTAGAGAAAAATATCCAACAAAAACATATAGTAATGTTTCAGCTGAATTAGATGTTAAATATTTACCAAGTTCAAGTTATTATTCAATACAAGATGCCTTAACCGATGAAACAGTAATACCGTTTAATACAGGTAGTACAAAGGTTCAATGTGATTCTCAAGGAAACTACATTGACCTTTGGATGGACCAATTTTATTCTGATAGAAGATATAAGTTTTTATTTAAGGTAATAAGTGGTTCTATGAATTCTCCCTTTTTAGAACGGGTTTATGATAAAGATTATTTATTTAAAGTTGTGAGATAATATGGCGATACGTAAAAAAAGATCAATGGCATCTAGATTATCTGCTCAAAGATATAAGAAACCAAAAATAAAAACGGCAGGAATGGAAAGTGACATGGGAAAAGCCTTTCCAGTTTCTGAAATAAAAATTAAAAAAACCCAGGTAGATGGTAATGACGTAAGATTTACAGCAACATCAGATACAATAACCCCATATGACGGAGCAGTTGATTTACAAGATTTTGACTTTCCACAAGCCGCAGAATACGGTATTAATGGAGCAGACCCTTTAGCCGGTGGTTTATCAATACGGGAAGATGGTACAACAATACCTACAACAAAGGTAACTAGAACTAGGTTTGGTGTTATTATGTCGTCAGTTGACGACAACGTTCAATCATCTTCTAATCCATATGTAGTACCACTAGTAAAACACGTCTTTCTTGCAAGTAGCTATATTGGTATTATTGACACTAGTATTACACAACTAAAACGGGTACCAAAAGAAATTTCAAAACCTAAAAATGCACCGATAATACAAACTGTCCAGTGTTATCCTGGATTTGGTACACTTGATGGTCAATATAGTGATGGATACTCAATACAAGTACTTCCAGAGCTAGGAGAACCTTCACTACAATTAGCTGCAAATAATACCTTGGTCTTAATGTCAAAAGCATATAATTATGTAAATGAACTTGGAACTAGGATTAACCAAGGGTTAACATATACTTGGAAATTTAATGCTGATGGAATAGGTAATGCTAGAGATCAAGTCGTAGGTAATACACAGGTACTTAGATTAAATAATGTACAATTGCAACAGCGTGGAAGATATCACCTAGAGGTTTCAAATGAAAAAGGAACGACCTCTTCAAAATCATACTTTGTAAACGTTCTTGGTGGATTGTTAAACGCATTAACACCACAACAAATTGGAGAACAAATAGTATATATTCCAACTGGAGATTACGTTAGAGATGAATTCCATGACGAAGAAGTTTCTAAATATGACAATTATTTTGACTACGTTGAATCAGAAGGAAGGTGGATTGAATTAGAATGGCAAAATAATCAATGGGTTGAAGTACCTGGTGGAGCAAAACAATCAGTTAGGGCAACTGGAGATGACGATAATCCTGTAACAAAAATAGATGGAGGAATTTCAACTGCTGCCAAAGTAACTAAAGCTACAGGTGGAGTATATAGAAGAGTAGCTAACGAACTCGGAGTTTATTTTGATGCTCCTGGAGGAATATCATATAAATTTAAAACTGAAACAGAATATTTTGAACATAGAGCAGCTAGAGGATTACCTAGAGACTGGTCAAATATACAAAATGCCGGGTAATAATATATGTCAACAGAAAGAATAACACAATATAATCAAAAAGACTTATCACTTGTTAAGTCCAAAACTATTTTTACTAATTTCGGTAAAGGCAAGCATACTGACCATGTAGAATTACATGTATATAGTGGCGAAAATGTTTTAGAAAGTAATTATAATGTTAAGTCATATAATATTGACCAAAAAGAAACTGGCCAAATAGCACCGTCAATAAAACTAGCTATTCATTCTGATATTAGGTCAATGGGTTATCAATCTGGTACTTTTGGTATTAAGTATAACTTTTTAAGGTGCTTGGTTGGAGACCCAAATAACAACCTATATATTGATGAAATATCTAACGATAGGCGAGAAATTAGAGTAAGACCAATTGACGATGATTTGGATCTAAGCGACGATTTCTTAGAGTTTGGTGAAAGGATTGAAGGTAGTGAACTGTCATCCCATACTTTCTGGCCAGACATTAGGTTAAATTTTGGTGAAGATACCCTTTTACTAGCTGTAAATTGGGGAATGGATTACGACGCTTACCCAAACTTTCCTCATTCAATGGTATTTAAACTATATGAACCTCTTCCAGATGAATTAGAAGATGGTGATAAATTTTGGATATGTCAATCGATAGCTGAACCAATACAAGAAGATATAAAGTTAACAACAGAAGCCCGAGGCTTTTCATCAAATACCCTTGCTCCACCTGATTTTTCAATACCTGCACAATTTGATCCTCCAAAACCAACAGGATATAAGAGTGAAACTGACATATTATCAGGAGGAGAAGCATCTGTTAAAAATAAACTATTTCAAAAACTATATAGTGGAAGTTTTGGGGATGTAAGAATAAACATTGATTACAATATTCCACAACAAGTAGATGATAGTACATATACTGGATTTAAAAATGTTGTTCATTTTGGATCAGCAGTTACAAAATTAGAAAATTTTAAATATAAACTAAGACAATTAGAAACTTATGATGCTAAAATTGCTGAAGTTTCAACAAATTTAATTGGATTGGTTAGTTCTTCTGCAACGGGTTCATATTATTTCACTGCAAATAAATTAAAGTGGGAAAATAAAAAAATAGGACTAGTTGGAACGTTTGATGATTTTGAAGAACACTTATATTATTCGTCTCAATCAATGGTTAGTAATTCACTTGGTGACTTTATACCGTTTTCCTGGCCAAAAACAGGAAGAGCTACACCATACTCCCTAGCAGCAGTAGACTCAGTACAGGCAAAAGAATGGTTTGGCCAAATAAATAATCCAACTGGTGACTATTATAATACTGGTGTAATATATTCTGCATCTAGATATGATGGACACAACGATAATGCATTAGTAAATACAGTTCCGGCCCATATAAAATTCTCAGAAGATAACGACAGATATGTAACGTTCGTTAACATGATTGGTGATCACTATGACCAAATGTATTTATACACCAAGCACCTACTAGATATTCATAAGCGTGATAATCCTATATATGAAGGTTTACCTAAAAAATTACTTGAACCAGTTTTAAAATCTTTTGGTTGGCAACCCTTCCAAAGCCTGGATTTTGACGATATATGGTCGTATAATTTTGGTACTGATGGAAGTGGGAGTTATGGTGGGAAACTAAACTTTACTACATCTGTACTTACCAAAGAAAATGGTGGTGTTGTCACTGCAAAATCTTCAATAATAGGTCTTAATGGTACTCCACCATACTCATTTATTTGGTCACATACACCAAGCACAAACTTAGTAAGTGTAACTCAGACTTTACCATCTTCTTCAACAGCAATACCAAAGGTTACAGTAATAGATAGTAAAGGACTTAAAGCAAGTGCAACCGGAATAGTTGCCCCACTACTATCTGTTGGAGATCCTGACTCACTAACTTTACATAATAGTACCCCCTCAAATAGGCCAGTTTCTGCATCAAATGACCAACAATACGGTTCATTATCTAAAGATGATATATCAAAAGAATTATGGAAAAGAATATTAAATAATTTACCACACATATTAAAAACAAAAGGTACAGAAGAAAGTATACGAAGTGTAATAAGTGCGTATGGACTACCTTCAACAATATTAAAAATACATGAATATGGAGGACCTCAAAAACTACCAGGAAGACACTCTAAAAATATATATGATAGATTTTCATATTCTTTAAATTTTGATGGCCAATCTAATATTACTGGATCTTGGTCACCAGTTAGTACGTCATTGGACAATGTAAGATATCCAAATGCCGTTGAGTTTAGATTTAATATCCCAGATAAAAGCGAAAATAAAAAGGATATGGTTTTATGGAACACATATAGTGGTAGTGCTGCTATATGGGTTGAACACACGAGTTCATTGGTTATTAACCAATCTGAAAGTCTTTATGGGAGAGTAAACTTTGCACTTAGATCTGGTTCAGTTGGACCCAATCATAAACATAGATATATAACATCATCAACTGATTGGGCTCCAATATATGATAATGACTGGTGGAGTGTAATACTTAATAGGCGAGATCCTGGAAAAGATCATGAATCATTAGCATTTACCCAGTCTATAAACCTACACGATCACGAAGGACAAGACTTATTATATGAACTATTTTGTAAAAAAATGTCAGATTTTTCTAGATTTGGTAGAATCAACTGGGCAGTTAGTTCTAGTTTAGTATTGTCTGGATCTCTTGGAGAACCATCAAAAAGTTATAATAGATCTTGGGGAGGAGGTAGCTCAACAGCTGGAGGTAATAAATATGCTATAATAGATGAATCTAGGGATTTAACATTAAAACATTTTCTAGGTGGCGCAACATCTTCATATTTTGGCGATGACTTTTTATATAAAAGTGCAAGTAACGATCCAAATAGAACAATATCAGGATTTTCAGGGTCTATGCAAGAATTTAGATTATATGCTAACCCTATATCTGAATCAATATTTGATTTCCATGTACAATCTCCATTAACAATTATAAGCCGCGGCATAACATCTTCATATGATGACTTATTGGTACGATGGCCTCTTGGGGCAGATTTAGCACAGTATAACGCATCTCATTCTAATACTATACCTGGAATTCAACCAAACCAAGTAAGTAAGTTCTCAGGTCCAGCTGGAAGCTCTTTACCTACTTCTGGATATTTCTATGGCTTCAAAGCATCAATATATAATAGTGCTGTATCAGATGGATATAGCCAAGAAGAAGAACGATATTATACGGTAATGCCTAGAGCAATTGGTCCATCTTCATATTCTGAAAAAATAAGAATAGAGGACAATAAATTAAATGGACTACTTCACCCAATAATGAAAAGAGAATTTAGTTCTTTTGACAAAAACCCACTTGATTCAAATAAATTAGGAATCTATTTTTCTCCAACTGACGAAATTGATCTTGATATTGCTCAAGAATTAGGTCCCTTTGAATATGATAATTTTGTTGGAGACCCAAGGGATACATATTTAAAAAAATATACTGGATTAAAAAGAATTAATGATCATTATTGGAGAAAACACGGTGGAAATCCAAATTTTCATGAATTTTTAAAAATGCTTAGATTTTTTGACGATTCATTATTTAAAACAGTTAGACAACTCGTACCAGCTAGAGCAAAGGCCCAAGTAGGATTATTGGTAAAACCACATTTCCTTGAAAGACCAAGAATATTAAAGTATCCTAGTGCCAGTTTACAAGACTATGCTGTTAGAGATTTACCACAACAACAGGACCAAACAATATTAGAAGGATCACTAGGTGTATTTAATTCAATGTCATTTTCTGGATATTCCGCAGGAGAATCTGGACCATTTACATATAATGGATTAAAAGAAAAGAAAAGTTCTAATAACAGACAGGGTACTAGAACAGGCGGATTTGAATTTTCTCCTGGAATAAAAAATGCTGCAATTTCTAAAGGTAAATTTAAACCTGAAAATAATACTGAACGAGAAAAAGGATTAGATAATAGAACTGTTGGTGAACTAGAAGGAGACTATAAATACGATAAGTTTGGATACGATCTTAGAGGAGAAGGAAGTAGGTATATACATACAACTGTAGAATTTCCACCAACAGCAGCAGGAACGCAAGATGACGGCGCAAAGGTCTGGAATGCATACTATCGTAGAGATGCTATTGGAATGACAATACATACACCACCTCACGGACAATTACATTCTCATCCAAAATACGGAAAGGTAGGATATGATTATAATAATTTTACAGCATCATCTGCTGGAAATGTAACCGACGGACATGTTAGATATGGATTAAATAGACTAGCACATAGTGAAATATATGTACCATTTGTTGGTGATCCTAGACGGTCTTTTGAAAAAAAGAAACAGATATATTATTATGCAACAGCCTTTAGCCAATCACTAAGAAAAGCAATACCGTTATTTCACCACAAGAATTGGGGAAATGCGGCTATTTTAGGAGGAACCGGCCACCCTCATTATGCCGGTACAAGTGTACCAACATCATCTTTACCGTCTCACTCCTTAGAGGAAGCAGCAGAATACCAAGATTTCAGACAAACTCCATTAATGAACCTTTATTTTAATGGTTGTAAGCTCGTTGGATCAAATTGGAATATGGAATCTAAACAAACAGTTGATGGTGGGCCGGTTGTAGAATATTATGATGTTAGCCCATATAAATATGTATCTTCAGATGATAGTGCAGATGGAAAAGTATTAACGGCTGGCGAAGGACTTGGTGAAAGTTTAAATCAAAGAGAAAATAGTTTACCAGTAGGTAGAAGATTTGGTCGACCAGCAGGCCAAAATTTAAGAGGAGCTACTCCATCACCAAGAGGGCGAAATTTTAATAGGGGTAGTTAATAAAATCATATTAAAGATATATTTATATATGAATTAATATATAGGAGCAATTGAATGGGATATTTAGACAAAACAACAATTACAGTAGACGCAATTCTTACCAAGAAAGGTAGAGAACTTCTTGCAAAAGGATCTGAGTTTTTTGAAATAACACAATTTGCATTAGCAGATGATGAAATAGATTATAATCTTTGGGATGTTAATCATTCTTTAGGTAGTAATTATTATGGACAAGCTATTGAGGCTTTACCATTGGTTGAAGCTGTACCAGATGAAACACAAGTTTGTAAGTACAAGTTGGTAACTCTTCCAAAAAATATTGCAAGAATGCCAACAGTAACGGTTGTTCCTACTTCAGTAACACTTACAAGTGCAGGACAAACTGCAGTAATATCGCCAACAACAACTAACTTTGCAAATGGTAATGCAGCATATGGATATACTGCTATACTTTCTGACACAGATGTTTGTTATTTAAATGTTGCTCCAGGTGGAGGAATAGATTCTAGATATAATCCTACTGTTGCAGATTTTTCTGGAGACTCTACAAAATCAATTTCAGTAGCAGGTAAAAGGTTTCAAATTGTTGCAAAACCCCAACCAATTGAAAGTAAAACTGCAACTATCACATTAATCGGAAATGAAACTGGTGGTGTAGTAACGGTAACCGTAACAGTTAATAAAGAAACATTAAGTAGTAATGTCCTAGAACAGGCAATGTACTAATAGGAGATATAATAAATGGCTAGATATAGTGATAAAATGGATCGTTCACCAAGAAGAAACCAAGTCGAAAGAGTTGGTAGAACGAGAGATTTACCAAGAATAAGACAAGTAAGAAGAAGACCAACACAACCGGTATTACAACCAATATATAGTAGATTTGGTGGAGATGATATAGTTGATAGTGGTGATACTGATACTGTAACAGCAGCATTATTTTCAAACCAAGATGGAGTATTAACCTCAGGAGAATACCATACATCGTCTGTACAAAGCCAATCTTCTGGAGAATATTATTTAGATATTTATAGAGAAAGTTTAGCACAAAATGCTGATAGAGAAGTACAATTTGCTATTGGTTATGGTCATTATAAAGGATCTGGTTCTCAAGTTCCTCAATATGCAACTGAAGGATTTACACCAACAAGAGCCCTACACTCCCAATACGGTAATTTATTATTAGCGCCTGGAGACGATAGATTTAGTTTAGCAAATAGATCAGGATCATTGCCAACAGATTTACAACAATTCCATTTTATAAATGTTCAAAGAAGTAGAATGAAAGAAAGATTAGATCCAGGAAACTGGGAATTACATCTTGCTGGATTTGGTGTAGGAAATTCTAGTATAACTGGGCAAGGATTAGTACCTTCTCATTCAGTTATAAAGCTTATAGATGATTCAACTGTATCTGATGGAACAATAGCAGAAGCTGGAACAGTTTATAAAATTGTTAGTGGTACAATTGCAAATGGATTATCCACAACATCTGGAACACCAACTGAATTTGGATTATTTTATCCAGATAACGGTGTTATATTATTAGATAGTGAAGGTATAGACGGTGAAATAAATATGTATATTAGTTCAGCGTCTTTTGCATACTGTGCAACTCCAGTTACTATGTCAAATGCAAACACTGTAGGTTTCTTAAATTCAATTAGTGGTTCTGCGTACTTTGCAGCAAGAAATAAAGAAACTGTACATGCAACCCACTATTTTATTAGAGTAAGAAACCAAGATTACAATTTTAGTAATAACCCAAGTTTTACTTCAGGTTCACAAGGAACGTTTACTCACCCATCATTTTTCAAAGAGCCTAAAGTTTATATAACAACTGTTGGTCTTTATAATGATAACAACGAACTTTTAGCCGTTGCCAAAATGAGTAAGCCATTATTAAAGTCATATAATAGAGAAGCTTTAATACGAGTTAAACTTGAATACTAGGATAGGTTTGTGATGATATGTCAATATTTAAAAAAATTCCTAAAGATAACTTTGTAGTATCCCCATATACTGCACACAAAAAATATACACTATTACTTAATGATTATTCTGCATCGAATAATAATGTAGAAACTGTATATGTTTATGGGTACGACTCAGCACATAGGCATTCTTTTCTAAAAGATTCTACTGTTAGTAGGACAAAAAACGCACATATTATAAAGGGTGATGAGTTTACTTCAGGTAGTGAAGAGACAACAACCAATGGTTATGCTAAGCGATCTATTCATGATTCTTTAAACCATATGTATTATAGATCTGCTAATGATTTATCAAAAACATTCTGTGTTGAAGCAACCCGAAATGAGTATAGAGAATTAAATGGTACTGCCCAGGTAATATCAATTCCAGGATTACTTCTTGGAGATAAACTACAAGAATCAACAGAATTCCAAAGTTCTATAAAAATTTCTTCTGGTACACTTGAAATTAGAGACGATGGAAATGGCAACCTATACGATATCTCAGCTGGTGGATTTGCTGATCCATTGGGAATGTATAGGTCTATGACTGGCAGTTTAGTTTTCCACGTAAACTTCAGTGAAAAATTTCCATACCATAAGGAAAATGTAGGCGCACATTGCCCAGCCTTTACAGATATACTTGAAGACAGATCTAGATATGCAACAGATACTAGAGGTAATACCATGTTTTTTAATACTGGTAGTCAAACTCCTCATGGAACAGGTGTAATGCTCACAGGTACTAAGGGCGCAAACATATATGATGATACTAGGTGGAGTTACTTTAAGGCTAAAAAACACCAAAATATTGACTTTAGAAAAGACGAAGATTTCGCAGTAAGTCTTTGGTGTAATTTACCAAAATCTCAATCTGATGACACAAACATATTTAATTATATTCTTACATCGGGTCAAGGTGATCATTATGATAGCCAAACCC